TCATGCCCACACCTTCGCTGCGTATTGCCCACGCATACCCGCCTGCATCTCGTCCAGCAGGGCAGCAATACCCGGCCGCAGTGCGGCACCAGCGGGGAGCAGCGAGCTGAGCGGCCGCGCGATCAGAAATCCGGCGGCGCACACTGCCAGACGCCCTTCGATGAACCCACGCACGTCGGGACTCAACGCCTGCTCCCGCTGCAGGCGCTGCTCATGCAGGCGATGGCAGATGTAGTAGACGAAGACCGCATGGATGAACGAAGAAGCCGGGATCGGATTCCCCGACCACGGCGAGATGACGCGAACGCTGTCGTCGTTACCGGCAAGAAATCCCTGTGACAGCTCCCATGCCGCCAGGAAATTGTGGGTGCTCTCATGCATCAGGCTTTCCATGCATGCCTCCACGCTCACCTGGGATCGGTGGAAGTTGAGCAGCCGCAACGAGCCCGGGTGCCGCGGCGCGTGTTCCGATCCATAGTGCAGGGATACGGTATCGCCATCGCTTTGTGATTTGCGGACGATGATCCGGCGAACGAAGGTTCGAATCAGCTGCCCATAGAACGGCTCGCAGGCATCAATCAGACCAAGCGCGCGCTCAAGCTTCTCCAGCAACGCAGTCCGCTCCGCGGCCAGGAATGGCAGGCAGGGTTGGCTCAAGATGCCGGACCGCGGCTCATGCAACCTGGCCGATGGACTGTCAAAGTCGACCGCCACGCAGCCACCAATGGTGGGCAGCGACTCCAGCCGCCAATGCCCGTCCTCCCCCTTCAGCGCGACCACGTCGCCGGCCGGGCTGTACACCTGCCACTGCTCACTGCGGCGCAGATGCTCATCCGTACTGCCGCCGAGCAATCCGGCAATCGCGTGCTCGCGGCATAGCATGTCGAAAATGTCTCTCAGCGGCCCGACCTGTTCGCTTGCACCGCGCCCCTCGCCACTCGACTCCCTTCGCCAGGCGTGGCTCCAGGCCATCTGTCGATCACAAAACTCCGAACTCAGCAGAACCCGCGCCTGATGGGCCGGCGTGAGTTGCCCGTAGCGCTCTTTGGCGGCCGCAACCAGAAGATCGCTGCCGCTGCCGGAAAAAATCCGATGCAGATGACCCCGCATCGCGCGCAGCCTTGCCCACATGATCCCATCGGCGATAGAAGCCGCCTGGTCACCGACCTGGACCAGCCCCAGCAGTACCCGCGCATCACCTGCCCCGTCCAACACACCATCCACTGGCATATCCACGTGATTCATCCTTGTATCGCCACAGCATTGCAAAGGCGTGCCCGCACCACGCGGGCACGCCGGGGATCAAACCTTGAACACCGCGTCGTCGGCGCCGCCAACTGCGTCACCTTCCCGTGCAGCCAGGTTGGCTTCGCTGTGGTGATGGTGGATTTCGTCAACATGGTGCGGATCGACACCCAGCTGCGCCACCGCTCCAGCCCCGGCCAGCGCCGCGTCATTGGCCAAGTCGATGCTGGTGGCAACGGAGAGCTGCTGGTCGAGTGTTGCCGCATCAGGTGACTGCGCGAACGCACCACCCGTCACGCTGCCCGCCAGAACCAACGCCAATGCAGACAGCGCCTTGGGTGATTTGAGATTGTCAGCCATTGCAGATTTCCTTCTTGAGAGAGTTGGGGAAACACCATGACCAAGACAGTGCGCACACCAGGAACGCGTCCCGGAGTAGCCCCCTACCTTGGCAACAGCGGGGCGTCTTGCTTGATGCAGGCAAGCGACGCGGCCCGCACCCTCACTAGACGCCATCCCCACCATCGCGACAAACGCCATGCTGTTCTCAGCACAGCACGGCATTCACCCCTCATAGATAGGCAGCCATGCCTTCCATCAGCGCAAGCACGCGATCAACGAAGGACAGTGGCAACTGTCGCGACAACCCAACCATCCGCTGTTCGGCCGCGAGCCGCGGGGACAATGAAACCGTTGCATGCGTGGACGATGGCGGCACTGACGGTTCGCCATGAACCAACCAATCCAGGCTGACCTGCAACGTCACGCTCAGTGCCTGCAGGTGCTCAAGGCTTGGCGAGAAAGCCCCGCCGCGCTCCCAATGCCCGACGGTCGCCCTGTTCACACCGATCGCGACCGCCAGTTCCGTCTGCGACAGTCCTGCACTGATGCGTGATGCCTTGATCCGCGCGGACATTGATGGATCCTCCATCCCAACCTCCCTGTTGCCTCTGTTGCGATGCTCGCCACAGCGCCACCGCTAGAGTCGCCAGCGCACCCACAGCGCGTCCAATCATGTTTGGTTCTTTGCCACCGGAAGATGGTGAATGGCAGCCAGGCATCTGCGGCTGCGCAACGTCTGCGTGACGCCCCTCTCCAGACAATGCTGCTGGCGCGACAAAGGCCCGATGGGCGCCGCCACGGACGCTGGGCAATTGCAGGCGCGACGCGGACGAAACGTGTCGCCAAACGCCGCGCTCGCTGCCTGCTTGCGTTCCAGCTGGGCTGCCGGGCTAGAAGAAGCCACGGGCGTGGAAACGGAGCAGATCAAACAACAAAAAAGGGCTCGCATTTCTGCGAGCCCTTGAAATTTTTGGTGGCCGAGGACGGAATCGAACCGCCGACACGGGGATTTTCAATCCGGCCCCAGCTTTCCAAGCAATTGAATTTAAAGGCTTGTGTAATCCTACTAACAAAAGCCATGCACAGGAATTAGCGGGTTTCAGCGGTGGCTATATTCCCTACTGGTGCAAAAACGGTGCAAGTTTTTATAGGCCGCCGCCTGCCCGTTCTTCTTCCGAGATCGCCCCGGACTCGGGGCCTTGGGCATCGCATTCCCTCTGGCGGCAACCCACCTCTCCGTCCAGCGCTTGGCCTGCTCAAACGATCCGGCCCGGAAGGTGTGGACCCGACCCTGCCACGTCACCGAACCATGCACCTTCCCATCAACCAGCCGCAGCACGGCCACCTGCCAGTAGTTCAGGCCCAGGAAACAAATGTCCGGGTTGTCGGTCCAGCGGTAGCAGTTAGGGAGCATGGCCCAGCCTAGTGCCGGGCCGTCTCAGGGGCTGGGATTAGAGGCCAGCAGCCGCCAGCCTCTGTTCCACGGCATCCAACCTGTGGGCCAGTCCGCGAGCAATGAACGCCAGCAGCTCGTCCATGCGGAAGCTGTAGCGGTCGCCAGCTGGGCGGTACTCCTGCACGACCTCAAACCCAGCCTCGCGCGCCTCCTGCACTAGGTTTCCGAAGTCATCCACGACCTGAGGCAAGGCTTCCCACTCGTTGCGGATCTCGGGCAGTTCGTCCCACTTGTCATAGCAGATGAAGCCGTAGGCGAACGGGTCAAGGCCATGCGAGCGCAGGATTTCGATAGCCCGCTGCACGGTCAGGCCGATGTGCTGCCGGGCTGCTTCGCCCTTAGCCTCGACCATCGCAAGCCACTGGTACGCGCCGACTGCGCTCCCCAACTCTGCCGCTGCCGCCAGCTCGGATGCCGTCAGCGGTCGAACTTCCGTCTTCTCGCGGGCGTCCGAGGTGTTGATCGTGCCGCTGGCAGCAAATACTTCCTTGAACCTCGTCGGAGCCGTTCCGCAGGTCGTCCTATTGTCAAATGCGCCAGGCGTCCAATTCGTCGGCTCAAACCTTGCGACTGCGACTGCGGCCGATCCTGATGCCTTTCCTACAAGTTCGATCCGCGCCGAATCATTATCAGTTCCAATTTTTGCGGCAGAGAATGCAGCTACGCGAGAGCCTTGGTGATAGAAATCAACAACGGCAAAAGTTCCGCCATAACTGGTCCTTGACCCCGCAACGACGAGTGCCCCAATCGCGTCCCCAGATGCCCCCGCGTAGATTGCGACCTCTCGTGCATGCGTAGTCATCGGCGACGTGTTTCCGAACCCGGCTCCAGTAGCGTAGAAAGGCCCCGTGAGAGTATTCGATGGCACCTTGTCCCCTCGGATGACCTGATTTGCGGTCCCGGCAAGAAGAGTCGGTTCGGCACCCACATCCGAAGCGCTCAACGAAACAGCTCCGGTCTTGGTGTTGACCGACTGCACCGGAGCGGCTGCAGCGGCTTCTGCGGCAGTGGTGTACTGCGGGTGTGGGTCGGCGGCGGCAACGTGCGCGGCGACAGCAGCTGCAGCGGTTCCGACAGGGTCTGCCCCCACGTCGGCAGCGTTGAGGATGACAGCGCCGTACTTCCCGTTAACCGACTTCACGGGCTGGATGCCCGGCTTGCTCAACTCGGCCAGCTCTTTCTGTATCGCGGCCAGCTGCTCGGCGAGGCCCCCGGCATTGAGGCTGACCTCAACCGACTTGAAGAATCGCCACCACTCGGCATTCAGGGGCTGACCGCGAGAGATGTCAGAGGTCGCCTTTGGGATCATCAGCGCCATTACTCAGCCTCCACTTGCCCCTGAGCGATCCACTGGAATACGACGGGGTTGACGATGTTCTGCTGGCCGGAGTTGCCCTCGGCCACGTCAAAGCCAGCAGTGAATCCGGTAGCGGTCGGGGTTGCTGTCACGTAGGTGCAGACCGGCCCACCCGGCTGACCGCCCGGGGCTGGCGTGATCGTCACATTCGGAACAGTGCCGGTCTTGAAGGCGTTGGCGAAAGTGATCGCAAGAGTCGTCTGGTTGAGGCCAGACGCGGGGGCCGTGCCGGTGCCCTTCAGAATCTGCCAGTCCGTGTCACCACCGGTCTTGATGACAACGCGGTCCACGCTGGTCACTTCGGCAGCGGGCGGCGCTTCGGGCGGGGCCTTCCAGATCAGGTTGGACCCATCAGTGCCCAGGATGTAGTCAGCCGAGCCCGATGGGTCCGGAACCTGCCGCACGTCCTGCCAGATGAGGTTGGAGCCGTCGTTGGTCAGGAACTGGCCGGTCACCAGTGCCGGGATTGCCGCGCCACTACCCTGCCCGCTATCAACGTCGCGGGTCCAGACGACTACGCCGTCGCCGTCCCGAAGCGTGATCGTGTACGCCCCATCGAGCCAGATATTGGTGTCCGTCCGGCCCGACGAATCCAGCTGCACCGGGTTGGCGTTCGGGGTCGATTGGCCCGGGTCGGACCAAGTGTCCTTTTCCGTGGTGGTGCCGATCTCGCAGAACGTCAGCGAGCCGTCAGCGCAGGGCTTGACGGTCAGCCCAAGCTTGGCAAAAAAGACCGGTGCGGGGTCATAGAACACATAGCTCATGCTCGCTCTCCATCAATACACAGGAATTCACCAGCAACTTCACGCGCGAGATCTGCGTAGGCCTTTGCCGCCTCTTCAACCGTTTTGAAAGATGGCGTGTATCGAAGGCCGCCCTCCACCCTGATTCGGCCAAGAAATCGACCGCGCCTGGCTCGCACGACGCCCTTGAATCCGGTCGTGTTGGTAACTGGCCTCTTGCTGTTAAGCAGGTTCTGGCGACATGTCGCCAGTCGGAGGTTGCTAAATCGGTTGTCTGATCGATTCCCGTTTATGTGATCAATCAGCATTTGCCCGGGGTCTTGTCCCGTTGAGAAGAGCCACGCGAGCCGGTGTGCGAGGTAGAGCTTCTTGCGGTGCCTGATTGTTAGGTATCCAGTGAACTTGTTCGGCGAGCCGGAGATGGCCCCCTTCGGGGCAGACGCACTGCGAGTGCGAACATTCACGAATTCACCGGTTAGCGGGTTGTAGCTAAGCTCCTGCGCCAGCTCTGAAAGCGGCGGAAGATCCTTGATCATTCAGGACTCCAGAAATGACAAAGCCCGCACGGGGCGGGCTCGGGGATATGATCGGCGGGCCCATGGAGGGCCGGAGGGGACGAAATGGCAGGTCAGATCGTTCGGGTGCTGATTGGATGTAGCGAGAGTGGAGAGCTGTTCACGCAGGACTGCGTTTCCATTGACGGCGAACTTTGGCTTGTCGCCAAGTGGCTGCAATCGCCTGACGGAAAATGGCTAGCGCCAGATGGAGCAATTCGCGTGGACTCACTGGAGGTGCAGGAGAACGAAGGGGGCCATGGGGGAGCCGAGGTTCTTCTAAAGTCGCCAGCGCCCAGAGCCGTGATTGAGGGTGATTTACATGCAGCAGAAGACGCTGGGTTCGCTGTAATTCGAGGCGCTTCAAACCGGCTGGTTGTCGCGCGGGACGCTTTGAACTGACTGCCATGGCGGCTCCAATAGAAAGCCCCGGTCTCCCGGGGCTGTTAGGTGTGGGCTTCACGCCCGGGTGGTACGATCTGGGGTCAAGGAGGGGGTATGGATAACTCGGGCAGCCTCATTTACTGGGGCGGTTTCTGGCTGGTATGGATTGCAGTGTTTCTTGGCGCATGGGGCTACTGCACCATCACCTATGGATTCCTACTTGGCTTCGGACTGGGCTGGCTCCCAGCTGGCATCCTCGCGACCATTCTTGCCTTCATCTGGCCGCTAATTGCAGTCGCCGCCTTTGTCCTGTGGTTTTACCTTTCTAAGACTTCCTAAGGGTCACGAAATGAGCAAGGAAAAGTTCGACCTATCCAACGTTGGCGGCCAGCCGAAGACTTGGGCGGAACGCGGGAGCGGGATGCAGGACGATAGCGGATGGCTAGAGGACCTGAAGATGACCTCTGGCTGCCTTGGCATCGCCCTGCTGCTACTGGTCCCGGTCGCCGCCTTGGTCTACGGGCTTTTCAAGATTGCTGGCAAGATCTAAGAGATCCTGATCGTTCCTCGCCCGCCCTTCTGCTCGTATCGCATTGGCGGTACCCATCAAGGCTCCATCAGGGCGCTCAGTTGCCCTTGCCAGCCAATGCACGAATCGTGGATTGGTTAGCCGACGTGCGGCGACATTTGCTGCGACCCCACCTCCGATAGTGGCGACAATGGGCCAGTAGCTGCCGGTTACTGCGGCCTGACCTATCGACAGTGGCACGCTGACGGCATAGCTCATAGCAGCCGCGCGGTTAGCAGTGCCAGGCGGGTTTGCGTAGACCTTCGCTCCGGTCTTGATGTTGTCAGCGACTCGGGCGATTCGGTCCATGTCTTGAGTAAAACCCGAGCCATATCTATTGAATAGGACCTTGCGCGCTTCTGGGCTGATGTCATTCCACTTTGTCAGAAACGTGGCGGCGCTGAATACATTCCCCTCAGCATTCTGAGCGCCGCTTCTTGCAAGTCCCATCCGCTTTATAACAGCAGCTGTGACAGCCTTCTGGCTATCACGCGGAAGCGAATCCATCACAGCGCGAATCTTTGTCCCGCCCTCCTTTGTTCCTGACATCGCCGCCTTAAAGACATCCTCTGGCCCACCATTGGCGTTAATGACTCGATCAATACGCTCGGCCCTCGCCACTCGCAACTTGTAGTAATTGTTCGCGCGGGTCCAAGCCCTCATTGCCTCAGGCGATGCAATCGAAGCCTCCATGTCCCTTGATAGTGCCGAGTAAAGAGATTTCCACTTGCTCCTAGGCACGTTATCTACAAGGGAATAATTGTCGATCTCGCCTCCCACGAGCGTCCGCAACTTTGTAAGCGCATCATAAGGAAGCTTCCCGTCCACGCGGCTTTCCAGGAACTTTCTAACTTCAGATTCAATGTGTTGATCCCCGAATGATGCGTCCATAATCGCTGAATCCGGAGTAACACGGCGATCTATCTCCCTCAGTGACATCACTTGCGACTCGATGTCCTTGGCGCTAGGGATTTGAGACTCGATCTCCTTTCTCGTGGGGAGTTGCGCATCAATCTGTGCGCGCGAAGGAACTCTTGCAGCTATCTCAGCATCAGTAATGACAGCCTCACGGCCTGGGATGAGGAGTTGTCCGCGCCGCGCGTTCTCGGCAATGGCGCGCTGCTGCTCTGTCCGCAGTTTAAGTTGCATTTCATCCGCTTGCCGATACAGCTCTTGTCGGCGCGACTCGACAGAATTGTTTATTCGATCACGCAGTTGATCCGCCTCTGCGGTTAGCCTGTCCCTGTGGAGGCCAGCATCGGAAACAAGATTCTGCCGCTGCAAATTCGCCTCTTCCGCTAGCTGAGCCCTTCGCAATGCCGCCTGCTCTTTGAGGCTTGACCTAAGCACATCCGCCTCAGCACGAACTTCTGGGCGCGTAAGCGTCGCAGCGAAGTCATCAGTGTCGCCAAGCAGCGACCTCTCAATTCCCTGAATCTTGGCGTTCTGGAAAAATCTAGCTACGTTCGGCGCGCCTTCAATTGACTGATTCATGCCAGCGAGCGCGGCCTTGCTTTCGGAAACTTCCACACGACGATTCCGGCCTATGGCGTCATCTGCAGCAGAGTATGCGCGACTTGATGCTTCTTTGGTTCGCTTCATCCATTGATCAGCCCCGCTTAGGATCGACTCACCCGCCTTCACTGAACTTGCATCAGGTGAAAGTCTGTCGGCCTGTCGGCGAAGGCCTGCGCCAATATCATCTGCCTGTCGTTCAACGAAGCGGCTCATGATGCCAGCAGAAGTGGGACCACCTGCCAGCAGGCTCTCAGCCCCTTGAATCAAGCGATTGCCGGAGGCCTGCCCGACTGAAGGATTTGCCCCTAGCGCGTTGAAGTCTGCAAGGGTGTTGCGCATCTGCTCCCCTGACGTGCCGCGCACAGCTCCGCGCAAAGTGGCCCCACCCACAGTACTGGCAACGCCAGGAGCAAGGCCACCGATCAACCCAGCAGCCAGCTGTTGCCCCTGCGATCCGCCAGCCTCGCGCACCGCACCGCTTGCCGCCGAGCCAGTGGCAGCAGACACGCCCTGCAACACCGGCTGGGCGGTCAGGAACTCAGCAAGACGATTGGTAGCCGGGGCAGCATATCCCGGCGTCCCAGCAGCAGCCCCAACGCGCCCCATATTCGCCAGCGCGTTCAAACCGCCGCCGATACCAAGAGTCAGCCCGGTGCCGGTCAGCGCCTCGCCAACGCCGGAGATGATCCGGTCTTCGGCGGTCTGCGGCTTGTACATGCCCATGCTATCGGCAAGGTCGGATGCCGCCTGACGGTAGCCGCGCCCACCAGTGCCGAGGTTTGTGCCCAGCTTGCGGTCAATCGGACCAAGTACGGCATAGTCGATGGCGTCGCCACCAAGGGAGCCGTACAGGCCGTAAGCACCCTGGAGAACTTCGCGCCCGCCAATCTGCCCAAGGAACCGGCCAAGGGCGCTGCCTTCCGGCTGCGGCGCGGCCTGCCCCGACACCATGCGAGCGAACGCCGAATCGTTGGCCGGGTTGCGCACCCTCTCTGCCGTGGTGTCCGTCTGTGCCGTCACATCCGAGAAATCGGGCGGCGCTGCGTTGACCGTGGGCAGGTCGGTGATCGGGGCGTCATCCCAAACCACCGTGGAGAGATCGATGCCCTGCGCACGCGGAGGCTGGTCCTGCGGCTCGTCATCCCAAACGATGGTGGCCGGATCAATTGCCATACTCGACGCTCCCGTCGCTGTATTGGATGACCTTGCGGCCATTGGATGTGCCGGTGCGGACTACAGTCCTGCCACCATTGGCCTGGCCCGAACCTTTCGCCGGCTGCCCCAACTTCTCGCGCACGATCCGGTCAATGTTCGCAATCTTCCAGTCGCGCGCCTCAGGGAGGTCGGTGCGCGTGGGAATCATCGCCAACAGCAACTCCTGATCCTTGTCAGTGAACGTGCCCTCGCCTGAGGACCGGAATAGCTGCTTGAGGACAGGAGCGATCGCCGCAACGCCGCCCTCTGCAATCTGCTGCCCTGCAGTTACTGCGGGCAAGCGCCCGGCGAGCGGCCCGGTCATACTGCTACCAAGGCCCTCACTGACGCCCTTCATTGCGGTGTCATAGAGACTGAATGCCCGGTTGTTCTCTGCCTGCACGGCCTGGCGCTTAGCTCCAGCCTCAACCGCAGCCTTCCCGCCAGCCTCTCGAAGCGCAGCATCAGTCTGCATATCCAGCTTGGTCGGCAGGCTGGACAGCTCCACGTCCGACTGAGCCTGCGCAACAGCGCGTGCCTCGTCTTCCTTGCGGCGGCCTACCGCCAATCCCGCAGATGCCCCTGCGCGCCCGCCACGTGGCAACTGCAGGTGGATATGGTCGCCTTCGTCAATCGCCTGATAGCCCATCTGCCTTGCCCGCGATATGAAGGCCGGCTTTAGCTGCTGCGGCACGGCGTAGTCAGCGGCAGTGCCGGTAAGGTGCTGGCTGTTGGCGGTTCCGCCCACCTGCTGATTACGCTCTGCTGTACGCATCCCGCTGGTCATGGTGACGCCCGGAAACTCGCCAGCCAGTGAGGTGAAGTCGCCGAAGTGCTGCTGACCAGCTTGCGGCGCTGCCGAGGCAGCAGGTGCCATGCCATCAGCTGATGTGCCTATGGGTGAGAAATCACCTGTCGCCTCGTCATACACCTCAAGGCTTCCGGTACGTGGATTCTCGCGACCCTTACGCGGGCGGCCATCCGCACCCACGATATCGAAGAATCCATACCCTGCGTTTGAAGCGCGCCCATCGAGCCCGAGGTTGATCCGGCGGGCCCGCATCTGATCTTCCGGAGACAGACCGGCAGTCATCATCTGGAAGGAGCGGACGTCAGTGGGCATGTTGCCAGAGAGTGCCTGCGGGTCACCCTGCGCCAGTACCTGTTCGACAATCGGCATCACGGACGCCGAGTCGAACATATCGGGGATCTCAGGCCCGAACTCTGAGCGCATGTACGGGACTGCGCTGCGGTACAAGGCAGCCTGCAACTGCGGGTTCTGCTCTGCACGCTTGAGCGACGTAGCGAGGCCGTAGAGCTTTTGGCGGCGACGGTCGCCCTCGCCCTGCAAGGTCTTGGCCTGATTCGGATCAAGCGCATAGGCCCGGTTGGTGGCCTCCAGATCGCCGCTGATGACCTTGGAGCTAAGACCCTCAAGCTCGACCAGCCGGTTGCGCTGCTCGCGTTCCTGGCGCTGCTGGGAGCCGAATGCGTAGCCCTGCTGCATTGCTTCTGCGAAGTTGTTAGCCACGATTCCCCCAGTACTGACCGGCTGCAGTGCCAACGCCGTTCAGCGCGTTGCTCCATGCGTTGCCTTGATTGAGATACGCCGAGGCGCGCGAGTTGCCGATGTTCGCCAGCTGGTTGCCGACGTTGGACGCGGTGTTCTGGCCGAGGCTGTTCAGCTCGCTGTTGGCGTTGCCACCCAAGCCAGCCAGCCGGAACAGGTTGTTCTGGAAGTTGCCGAACGCCTTGGAGCCGAGATTGCTGGCGAAGGTCATCCGGTCGGCATCTGCGCCACCGGAATAGAGGCTGCCACGGGCTGCTGCGCCGCGATCAAGGCCTTGGATGCCCTCGTCGCGGGCCACAAGGTAATCCGGCGTCTGATAGAACTGGCTGAAATCGGCAAGGCCGCTGCCCTGCGTGACCTGCCCGCCTCCACCCGCTCCGCCCGAGCCGTCGCCCACCGTGAACTCCATCGGCGCGGCGGAAATCTTGGAGCCGGAGAACAGGCCCATCGGGTCGTAGCTGGTGCCGCCGAACTGACCTGCCAAGTTCGCCGGATCAGTGAACTTGTCGAACGTGCTGCGCTTCTTCTTCTCGGCCTCGCTGCCGTAGGAAACGGAGATGCCGCCGCCGCCCGTGAATGCCTGCGTTGGCAGGCCGTACATCTGCGCCAGCATGTTGAGCGCGCCCGTGCCCGTTGCCAGATAAGGTAGCGTGTCGTTGCGGCTCTGGTTGTACATGGCGATCTGCGCGTTGATCGCATCACGCCCGGCCTGAGTCTGAGCATCGGAGGCGTTGCCTGCCGCGTCGCTCTGCATCTTGCCGCCAGCCAGTGAGCCAACGGCACCAATAATTGCGCCTGCTGCAGGCATGTTCAGCCCTCCAAAATGGAATAGTCGTTGTTGGTCACCGCCAGCCTGTAAGCGGCGCGGATTCCCTTGTTGTGCTGGCCCTGCTCGGCGCAGTGGCCGACTGCCTGCCGGATTCCCACCGCCAGCGCCCAGTCATCGAAGTCCCAGGCGTAGTGCCGAACATCGTGGTCGACGCCATTTCGCCGGAATGCCTGCGGCTGGGTGCGCACATGCTTGAATCCGGTCTTCTCGGTCAACCGCCGGGCCGCAATGTTGTCCTCGGCCACCTTCGTAACGATTCGCATGCACTCGGTAGCGCCGAACATGTGCACCGCAGCCGCTTGGCAGGCCTCGGCGACACCTTTTGAGCCCGGCAGGAACACCGTGTGGACCTCATACACCCCGTCGCCCAGCCGGTGGAAGAAAAACCCGCCGCCCGGGAACTCAAGGCCGATGCCCTGATCGAATATCGCAGCTAGCGGGATCTCGCCCATCTCATGGTCCTGCGAAATCCACCGCTTCACGTCCGGGTTGTCCATCACGGACTGCAGAAACTCCGGCGTCTGGGCAACAGTTGCTCGCACCGCCCCACGCTGGGCGGCGTTGTCATTGGTCAGCATCGTCAGCCCCTTGGCTCTATGCGCAGACTTGCGCCCAATAGATCCCGCTTCACCGGGCTGGAGATCTGAATCTGGAACACGAAGCGGTAGCCCTCGCCCAAGCGGGTGAAGCGCACGCGCTGCTGGTACTCGCCGATTGCACCCAGGGAACGCTTCTTCCAGTTCGACCAGTTGCGCCCGCCGTCTTTGCTGTAGCGGACGAGAACATGGTGGTCAGGGGGCGGCGGCGGGACCGGTACATCAAAGGTGATCGTCCCGATGTTGTCGTAGCTGTAAGGCGAGCTTATGGAATATGGCTGGCCTGAGATTGCGATGGCTGCATACCCCCAACCTGCCATGTCCAAGTACAGAGGGACGCTGCCGGTGGTGGGCATGGACCCATCGCCACTCCAGATCTTCTCCGACACCTCCGCGCCGCCATCGTCAACCAGAACGACAAGCCACAGATCGTATGGAAATGGCTCGGGCAGCTCATAGCTAACGGATGCTTGGATGAAGCCTCCCTCGACCGCACCACCCACGTAGTTCATACGGCCATTCGCCTGCGGCGCGTAAGCCCCATTAACCTCCATCGTCCACATGCCATCGGCATACGATGCGGACGTGACCGCCCAGTCGCCGGGGATCGCCATCAAGTTAGGCATCGTTCCTCCCTTAGCGCAGAATCAGTAGCCGCCGCGATTTCAGCAGGCGTGGCGTTTTCGACCAGCGCCAAGTCAGGCCGCTTGATCGCAGCCAGCTCCCGGCGTGCAGCCTCAGGATTGCCCCGCCGCTGCTTCCTGCTGCCGCTCTCTGCATAGATGCGATGGTTGTAGACGCACTGCGGAATGTGGACCGGCTCGAACATGCTCAGCGCGTACTGATCCGGGTAGAACTGGAATGCGCTGTAGCCGATCTGCTGCAGGGCGTCGCGGCGGTAGACGGCCAAGTGATGGCGGGCTTCCGGCGCAGGCGTGACCACTTCGCCCCTCACATGATTCTCGCCGGTTGTGATCGCATCGACACCGGCGGCCAGATGGCCGACCAGCACCGCAAAGGCGCTCGGCTCCACCCAATCGTCGTCGTCAACATGGGTCACGTATGGGTGCGAGCCCATGGCATAACCGTTCGCCCTCGCCCGGCCCAGGTGGCCTACCACGCCCGGCAGAAAGTGGACCGCCACCGGGTATCCAGCCTGCTCAGCGGCAGCCTGCAGCGACTGCTTGCAGCGCTCCAGTGCCTCCGCTGGAGTGTAGTCCATCACCAGCACATGCACGTCAAGGCCGATCATGGCATCACCTCTGCCGGGAATGGCACTGGCACCGTCTGTTTGCGGCCCACGTCAAACTCCAGGTTCATCTCGGGGATGCCGATGCGGTTGCCGCTGTCGCTGACCTCGGCGGTCGTGTACGTGCCAATAAGCTCGTCGTCGCCTTCCAGCACATAGTCCCAATCCAGCAGCCACAAGCGCCCGTCTTGGAAGTCGCCGCCGATCCACTTCCGCCCCCAAGACGTGACGGTGTTCAGCCGCCAGCGCTTGAGGCCAAACGACTGGCGACGGTGCCACAGCCCGACTACCACGTCGTAACCGTAGGTCTCGCCGTCCGGGAACGTGATGTAGTAGACCTTGTGGCCCTCGTCCTCCCAGGTGAACGCAAAGGCGTTCTTCCAGTCGGATTTGGCGATGGCCTTCTCGATAGCGCGAGTGCTTATCGGGACAGCGCGGTAGCCGTCACCAAGCCGGTACAGCACGCCGTCTGACCCCAGCCAGATCAGGGAATTATCGATGTTCTGGATGGTGTCGCGACTCGCGCAACCAACCTCATTGGCCGCAATCCGCTGGAATGTCCCTGTGGATGCGCCCGTGTTCTGATAAACCTCGGTTGTGCGTTCGCCAAATACAACCACCTCGCCTTGGTTCACCCCGAGGCCCACGATACGGTCCGGCTGGTTCTCCGCCTCGCCGCGATCCAAGGTGTTGTAGTCGAGCCCATCCGCCAGATTGGAGTGGAACCAGAAGCGCCCGAATGGCTCGATGAGGAAGAAGTACGAGTCGATGAAGACAACGTCGATAGCGCCCGGGAACCCGTCATCAGTGATGCGGGTGAACGCCTGCGTCGCCGTGTTGTAGATATAGCCTGACTGACCATTGACCACGGCCAGCTGATTGCCGTTCTTGACCTGATTGTGAGCCATGCGCACCCGGCCAACGCCGGGAATGGTGCCGCGACTGATGCCGACACCCTTCGCCGTGACCTCGTACAGCGTCTGACCAGAGACGACAAACAGACGGCCCTCAGCGTTATGCACGCCACGAATCGGCCCCGGGCCAATTCGCTGGTACGGCTTCAGGCCCGGAGGCGTCCGCAGCTTGAACTGCGTCTTGGTCCCCGGTTGATCCGCCACGACAGGCAGGAAGTTGCACACGTCCTGCACAGACCACGCCGGAGAGTCGTCGCGGTTGAAGCCTGCCAGCAGGTTTACGGAGGTGAGGGGCATTGGCAGTCTCCGTCGCACTTGAGGCAGCGGCCACACCAGCGCTGCCCAGTGCCAACGGGCAAATCGCAGTAGCTAACGCGGGGCCGGTGTTCTTCCTCAACCTTGCGAGCGATATAGGCTGCGATGGTGGCGCGGCCAGAGGTGGCGATTGCCACGGTGTCAGGGTCCAGTACCGACCCGTAGAACGGACGCAGCTTCAGGGCCAAGTTATAGGTCAAGGCCTCATCAGCCCAAGTAGGCGATGTGATTTCGTCGTCAGGGTTGGACACGGGGGTCCAGCCCAGATCCCAGCCGTCCACCAGCCACGCCGCCATCATCGCGTTGAGTGCACGCTGGCCGTCGGCGTAGTCCTCAGCTTCGGGGGCTTCAGTTGCGTCCACAACGCGCAGAAGGCCGAGCGCACCACGGACAATGCGAGCGGCCTCAGTCATTAGCCTTCGCCTTTTTCGCCTTGCCAGTCACCTGAGTTCCAGCGCGCAAAAAACCCTCTGACTGAGCGGCCTTCTCTGCGGCCTGATCAGGGACGATCCGCCACTCGGCAGTGATATCACCGCCCTTGAACAACATCAGGGGATATTCCATGTCGCCTCCAAAGAGAGGGGCCGAGCGAACCCGGCCCCTGTTGGCTTACTCGGTGATACGAACCGCATGCAGGCTGCGAACGGCTGCGAAGCCGTACAGCACGTCGATGCGGGTGTTTTCCAGGTCGTTGACGAAGTCGCCACCGGTCATCACGCGCACGCTCAGACCGTTCGGCAGACGAGCGGTGTAACCCTCGCAGCCGGCAATGACGCCCAACGGGGCCGCAGCCACGGTGAACGCGTCCTTGTGGAACATCAGCGACTGGCGGTAGCCGGTGGAAGCTGCGCCCACCAGCGTCAGGGCCGCGCTGTTGGCCGGGGAGGCAGTCACGTTCTTGCCCGGGCCGGTCGGCACAATTGCCGGGTAGATCGACAGCGTGGTGCTCGCGGCGTCTGCCAAAACCGTGAACTGCTGCAGCTTGCCAGTGTTCTCGCCGGTCAGCGGATGCACCGCGAACACGCCAGCGATGGTGAACACCTGACCCGCCTTGAAGCCGGCAGTGGTCGCTGCGATGGTCAGCACGTTGCCGGTCTGGTTTGCGCCAGCCACGGTGACGGTTGCGGCTGCACCGTTGGTGATCACCGGCACGCTCTGGTGCTCGTAGAAGTCAGCACCCATGGCACGGCCCAGCGAGCCCTCGATGAAGGCCTTGCTGTTGGTCGCCTGCGGGTTGAACAGCTTGCGGGCCTCATCCGTCAGATTGACGTTGATTTCCGAGCTGATCAGCGTGTTGCGGTCGCCAGACGGTGCCAAGTAGCGCTGCAGAACAGCACGCGCCTCGGCGAACGTCTTCATTGTGCTGATCGCGGTCCCCGGGGTGCCAACAAGGTTCGGGGTGGCGATCACTGCACGGCGGATCAGGTCAGCCTCAACCACCGATGCCAGGGTGCGGATCTGCGGGCGCAGGATTCGCTTCTTGAAGTCCGAAATATCGAGCTTCTGCTCCTTGGACGTGAACTTGATACCGATGTGCTTCTGGGTATCGAGCTTCAGATTCACCTTGTCCTGGATCACGTCGGTAGCTGCGCCGCCGCCTGCGAACACGGAGCCGTCGAACACGACGCCAGCTCGCGGAACCTCGATATCGACGCTGTCGCCCTTCTTGTAGCCGTTTACGGCCTCGCCGAACTCCTCCTGTCGGCCCTTGTTTACGTTGGCGAGGAAGGGGGCTTCCTCCTCCAGCATCTTCGCCGCCTCGCGGGCGATCATCTTGTGGGTCAGAATCGTGTTTGCCATTGCGCTTTACCTTTTTTGGTCAGCCCTTGGCGCGCTGGCTGCGATACCACTCGTCATCGGTCTGCTTGTCGGGCGGGGTTTCCGCCACAGCTCGACCGCCGACGCGAGGTGCAGGCGCGGGGGCTTGGGTGATGGGTTTTTGAGGTGCTTGGGCGAGTGCGGGGACTTCCGGCAGTACCGGCTCACCCTTGGGCGCTTCACTCATGCGCAACGCGTAGCGTTCGACCGCTCGGGTCAGAGCCTCGGGCCGCATGGCCGCGAAGTTGAAGAGCTCGTCCTCGTTCTGGGCGAGCTGATAGGCGATCTCGGCCCCCTTGGGGTGCTGCATGATCGCGGTCTGAAGCTCAGGTGGCAGTAGTTCAGGCGGGATGGAGCTGACAACCTCGAAAAAGTCCTCGTGGTCATCAGCGAATTCAGCGGCACGCTGTTGATATGCCGCGACCGCCTCACTTTGTCGCTGGGCTTTAGCCCTCTTGGATTCGTTTTCCTGCTCGGTGGCCCGCTCTTGCTCTCGGTCCCACTTCGACACCGCACGGGCATAGGCGTGGGGATCGAAATCGAAGTCCTCGGGCTTCGGCTCCTTCTTCTCCGGCTCCTTGAACCGGCTTTTCAGCTGCTCCAGCTCGGCACGAAGGGTTTCTACCTCCCCTGCTCGCTTTTGCAGCCCCTGGATGTACTCACGCGTGCGGTTGCGCTTCTTGCCGTCATCCTTGGGCGGCTCTGCAGCTGCTTCGGGCCTGGCGGGCTGCGCATCCGTTACGTCATCGACATAGGCGGGCTTCGGATTATCTTGCGGCAATGCTTCGCCGCCACCCTGTTCAAGGGTGTTCGTTTCGTCGGTCATCACGTCCTCGTGGATCGGCCAGCCGGGCCGTAGCGGTTGGGCTTAGCCCATGGGGAGCTGATCGCCGCCCAAAGGAAAACCGCCTTGCGGCGGCTGTTCATGGGGCATCAGCGGGTCAAACATTGGAGGCGGCATGGGCGACAGTGATGCCACCTTGACCGCGTTGTCGAGCTGTATGGATTCCGTCTCTGCCTGTAGCTTGCCGACAGTGGCCTCGTCCTTCTGAGCAGCGGCCACGTCCTTCGGGTTTGGCTGCTGCGGCTGGGGTGGCTGATCGCCATCTTCTGGCGGCATCAGGCCTTGGCCGACCAGCAGCTTGCGCACGTGCTCGCCAAGCTCCTCGGCACCTGGGCCGTCCAGCGACTTGACGATGTAGTTCGCCAACAAGGGTGCAATCGGCGGGAATGCTGGGCCGATCTGCGCCAACAGCTGCGACATAATGTCCGCCGTCTCCATGCGCTGGGTGGCATAGCTCGGGCCGACCGTGACCGAAATGTCGTACTTGCCCTTGGAAATGTCGTTCAGCACAACCGGCTGACCGTCCTGCCCAACCACCTCCTCATACAGCGTCTTCCACTTCTCGCCGCCGTCCTCGCCCAGGACGCGCACAACCCGCTTGGTGTCGTACACCTTGGGGATCATGTCGCACAGGATCACGTAGCTGCGCCGGATCGCATAGGCGAGGTTGTCGGTGTAGTTGAAGGTGGCCGTCGCGCCCTGCTGCTTGCGGGCATTGATGGCCCTGCCGCTCGTCTCGTTCGACGTAGCGCCCAGGCTGGCGTTGAACTGGCCGGTACTGGCCTTTATGTCCTCGTTGTCGAGTGCGGCAAGCTGGATCAGGGCTGCGGGGATATCGGCCTGTCCGGCTCGCTTCGGCAGATCGTCCGCGTCGTCGTTGATTGGGAGGTACGGATAGTCCTCAGAGTTGGCTTTCTTCCAGAAGTCCTCTAGCCCCTTGATCCATTTGTTCTTGACGATGAACGGAGCCTTCGGGGCCTTCGCCACCGCCTCAATGGCGGCAGTGCGGTGGACGTTGTGCAGGCGCTGCTGGTCCTTGTTGGACCGGACCATGCCCTTCCACTTGTCCTCGCCATCAATGCAGCGAATGTGACCCCACACCGGAATGATCGGAATGTGCTTGGTCGGCCATTCGTGATCTTCAGTCAGCCACTCATAGCCGTTGGTCAGGCGCGAGTAGATCTTGTGGCTGTCCACCTCGCGCTGCTGGATGACCTGCCGGCCCTGAGCGGCCAGCAAGGCCTCCCAGTCGTCGCCAAGCTCGTCGGCGTACAGCACCCGGCCATCATCCAACTGGATCAGCGTGCGCTTGCTGGGGCGCTTCTCGAAATACTCGCAGACCTTGACCTGATCCTTCTCGCGGAACTTCTCGCAATCCTTGTCCGACTCCCAGCTTTTCAGGTCGGCCTTCGGATACTGGCGCTCAAATGATGCCTTGCTGATCAGGTCTTCAACGAAGCAGCATTCGGCATCTGACCGATCCAGCTCAATCGACGCCGAATCCCACTTCACAGAGAACGGGTTGCGGATCGGCTTGACGAAAATGTCCAGCTCAAAATCATCCTGACTGCGGTAGTCAGTGACGATGCGCCAGTGGCCCAAACCACCCTCAACCGCGCACTCGTAGGCGATGTCGTAGGCCTGATCGGCGTTGCTGCGAGCCTCGATGTCACGGCAGATGCCGTTCATCAGCTCGGCCAAGCCCTTGTCGGACTCCTCCATGCCGCGAACCTTGCCTTGCGGCCTTCCCTGGCGCATCTCGTTGATGACTTGTCGGCAGTGAGTCTCCAGCTTCGGGAACTCATACGTCGGGCGGTCGCCACGGCGGGCCTTCAGCTTCTGGTCCCACTGCTCACCCGGGACATTGACGAAACGGCGGTCGGCCTCGGCCTCGTCGTAGGACGTAGAAACGGCTTCGCACGCAAGGGCGTACCGACGGCGCATTTCCGTCAGGTCTTCTTTCGTCTTGGTTGCCATCAATAGTCCGTCGTGTAGTTCAGCAGCGCCGAAAGGTCTGGCGCGGGCGCAACGTGTTTTGCAAAGGTCAGCGCCAGGGAGTCGGCCATGTCAGGCGACTTAATGCCGCGCTTCTTGGCGTCGTCCTTGGACTCGATCAACCGCAGCCCATTGCGGTACAGGTACTTCAGGGCACACAGCTGGGACTTAAGTTCAGGGCTTGTAGGTATCGATACGGGCCGATCCTTCATCCACTCACGCATGCCATCCCATATCTGGGCACGCACGTTGTAGTTCACGCCGTCATCGACACGCACCGAGCTGTTGACGCCAACGATCTCGCAGGGCCATCCGCAGCCGTCCGCCAACTCTTTCAAACGGTCACAGACGCCTGCACCGACGCCAATCACATCAACCGCGATCTGGTCCGGTTTTTCGGCCTTTGCCTGTGCCCAGACCTCATTAGCAAGCTGCATGGTGTCAATCTGCCCCCATGACTCTTGGGGCGTCAGCGTTCGTCCTCGCCTCTTTGACAACACCGATTTGTCATCGCCGAAGCGAGCCACATCCAATCCCCACTTCATCGGACCAACGCCCTCGACATCGGCTGGCCCATTCTTCTGTGCTGCATCCACCAGCACGCCGGGAATGAAGGCATCTGTCACCGACGCCTCGTAGTTGATGTCGATCTCTTGCGCTACGACAACTTCGTCCAGCGTCTCCAGTTGCTTGTCGTACCAAGCCTGACTCTTGCGCGGGTCGTCGCGCCAATGGAACGTGAAGACCTTGATCTTCCCGCCCTTGCGCTTCTTGTAGAACGGGTTGCCTGCGCCATTTGGCGTGGACACGTCCCCCTTACAGTTCGAGGTCTGCGAAAGAGCGGCATCGATCAGTTCGGGACGCTCATAGAAGGCTGACTCATCCTTGAAGTAGATCGAGGTGCGGTTGCCACGCCCGATGTTGTCGCCAGCCTCGCCAATGATCGCCGCCCCATTCTCTGGGTTGGTGATCCGCATGAACGGCGCATGCGCCTTCTCGTTGTAGCCAAGAGGCCTGAACTCCACCGGCAGGAAGCCGATAAAGCTGCGCACCTTCCAGAACAGCGACTTCGGGTCGCCAAGGCGGTCAACGTATTCTTCCTTGCGGCTGCCAAAGCCAACCACGGAGCCAGTGTGGAACAGCCACATCCACACAGCGAACGCCACACATAGCCAAGACACGCCCATGTCGCGCGACTTCTCTGCTAGCCAATCCTCTCGCTGCTTCCAACGGGCATGAACAAAATCTATGAACTCCCTCTGCTTCGGAAACAGCAGGAACGGCACAGTCGTTGGCAGGCCAATCTCCGCATTTCGCGGATCGAAGGTCATACCCCAGTCATGGATGAAGTCTGCCGGATGCTCGGCGTAGTACTCCTTCAGGCCCTTCAACATCCCATCATCCGAGCGCAATCGCTCCAGGCGCTCAGCCCGCTCCGCATAGATGGCGTCGTAGTTGGGATTTGCCCATTCGATGTCAGCCATGGATTAGCTTCAGGTACGCCTCAGATGGGGATAGCCCAACTGTCCCGCTGTGCTCATGCTCAACAGGACCGCCGCCATCCCCCGTTACCTGAGTGGGCAGCACGCGCCCCAGCAGCGACACGAAGGCCTTTGCATCAGTCTTGGCAAGGCCAGTCAGGTAATTGACTCCGCCGCCCTCCTGAGCCTCCAGCGCTTCCAGGATCATCTCCCGAAGCTGCTTGTTGCCCTTGTCCAGTGACCCAGCAGGACGGCCAGCGCCCTCACGCTTTCCGCCGCGCATCTTTGATTCCTTTGATTCTTTTTGATTCTTATTCGATTGTTCGGTCAGCCCGCACTACCGCTTGGCAGGCTCGGAGCTGGTCGTCTGCGTCTCGCCCGATTCGAACAACTCGGCTCGCAAACTCTTCTCGGCGCTGGGTGGCCGCATCACGTTCGCTGGTGCTGGCGACGGATTCGGACAGACGCTGGGTCTCGCAACTTGCCCACCCATCGCGCAGCCGGATATTGCCAGCGCGCAGATCGGCCAAAACAGTCGAAGGCAGACTTTCGTTTTCACTACGTTTTGCCTCGTATTGGGTGCCAATCTCATGCAGGCGTTCGTTTTTTTGGCGCTCTACTGAGCGGGCCTGCTCGACTGCCTTGGTCTCTGCCTTGGACTGCTTCAGCTCGGTGCGGGTCTCGCGGACCTCGGCCTTGTCGCCCTTCCACGTCCAGCCACCGCCGAATGCCGCCAGCAGGGTAAGCAGCCAGACTGCGGCGAGGATCTGGGCGCGGGTCCTGCCTTGCGGGACCGGTCCCGCTTGGTTTTGCCAGTGCGAACCTGCTTTTCAGTACGGGAGCCGGTCAACTCGACAACCGTGCCGTCACGCTTGAACTTCTTGTACTTGTACGTCATTCAAACCTCCACGCCCACAAGGGCTGATGTGTTGCTACAAAAGGTCGATCCGCTCCAACTTGCGTTGACCGCGAGCGAGCAGGTAATGGGTAACAGTGCCGTCAGCACCGCCAAGGCCGAACACGTCAATGCCCTGAAGCACCAGCGCGCCCTCGTTAACTTCGCCGTACTCACCCCGCTCTATCCCGTCGGCGATCTCGCGCAACTGCTGGGCGACATTCAGAAGATTCCCGACCGGCAACACATGTAGGCTCGCGGTCATGCCAGCTCTTCCGTAACCCAAATCAGAAAGTGCGGCTCATAGTCGGGGTTGGCTGCGGACAGGAAGCCGATCATTGACTCTTGGCACCAGTGGGCCGCACTGAGCAATGGCTCAAGCCACTCCCAGCGCGCCCACATGCCGGGGACTTCTTCGTCCGTCATATCGAGGTATACGGGGCAGAACAGGAACCAGCCTTTATGAGTTGCTTCCATCAGTCAGTCCCTCCAGCACCAATGTTCTCGGCATCAGGATCGAACGGCGGCGGGGTAAGCCCGCTGGCGCGCATCAGGCCCTCAAGCCGGTAGATGTGGTTCAACATGCGGCCGCTGCGGCGCTCCAGCTGCTCAACCTTGACGGTCAGCCGGTCCAGCTCCAGGCGGACGGTTTCGTAAAGCCGCGACTCCGTGCTGATGGCCTGCTCGTCACGCTTGCGGCCTGATCTGCCGCCGAACCAGCCAGCCAGCGCAGCGAACACGGCTACAACCCAATCGCCCACGCTGCTCGGAATCAGGTCCGGGGTCATTGGATCGCCTCCCATGCCTGCGCATAGAGCGCGTCCCACGTCTGACGATGCGGCTTACCCGGTCGCCAGTTGCGGATGTAGTAGTCCCAGCCCGCCGCTACGTAGCCCGGTGCCGGGAGCGGGCGCGGATCGGTGTAGAGCAGCAATCGTGCGAATGCGCAGGCCAGAAGGTCGTCCTTCTCCAGCGCGGCATAGACAGCTGATTCAGTCGGATCAACGCCCCGCTCCCGGCACACGTCGATAGCGATCCACTTGGATGCCTGATGCGTCAGCACGCCCCGAACGCCGCCGCCCTTCTCGAACTGCCAGAACCCGCGAGCCGGGCCGCCGATCTGGCGGCGATGCTCAAAGCGTGATTCCTGCAGCCCAATGGCAAGCAGCATCAGCCGCGCCTTGTCCGTGTCCATCTTCGTCGGCAGCAAGGCAAGCCCGGGGCCGACTACCCGGTTAACGATGTAGTCGAGATCCGACACTCTGGCCCCCTGTGGGCAGTCTGTTACGGGAGTTCAATTCCCATGATTTCGGTGCCCAGCTGAAGTCGCAGATCGCCTACATCCGGGGTGAAGTAATCGCACGCATACTCGCCGTCGCGCATCTGGGCCAGTACGAACAGGCCCTTTACCTCGCCGCGCAGGACTTGTTCGCGCAGGCCCTCAACGATTCCCAGCACTTCCGGGTTGGGCTTCATGCCGCCTCCAGCATGCGGGGGCTGATCCGGAGCCGCCCGACCTCGCCGTAGCGGGCCGAGTAGGTGATCACCTGGGCGTCGCGGTCGCTCATCCAGCCACCACGGCTGGCGTGGGCATCCGGTGCCGCCAGGGTCCGGTGCTGCTCCACAACCATCAGATTCGTTTCTTTCACATCGATATGATGCAGATGCCCCATGTGCGCGTAGGCGTGCCGGGTGCGCCCGAACACCTCACGGAACTTGGCGGCGAACACCGTATCTATGTCCTTCATCCGGCGCTTGTGGCCGTGGTGAAAGAACAGCGCCGTAGCGCCGTGTTCCACGCAGTAATACGGGTCGGGCGAGCGGTCAACGGTCACGCGGGGCTCGTCCTCGTAGACCGAAGCCAGCCACTCGCGCAGCCAGATCGAGCTAGCCATGTCGTGGTTGCCCTCGGCCATCAGCACATGCACCTTTTGGTGCTTCGCCAGCAGCAGCCCGATGACCCGACGCACCGCCCGGATCGCAACCCGGACGAGCTTCTGGAACCGGGTGTCAGCGTCCAGCAGGTGCTTGGAAGTCGGGGTCACCGCGTCCATGCCGTCCCAGTGGAGGAAGTCTCCAAGCTGGGCGAACACTGCCATTTCTGACGCTGGCGACTGAGCAATGGCAGCCGAGAACCACGCTACCAGCATGTCCTCGGCAATCTGGGTGTCCCAGTCCGCGCCGGTTTCCTCGCCCCAGGCCAACATGCCTAGGTGATAGTCGGTCAGCACGTAGACGTTGCACAGGTCGGAAATGACCGTTGCTGGCGCGGCCCGGGGTTTTTCGCGTGGAATCTTCTCGCCCATAGCCTGCACAGCTGCCTCAAGGGCTGCCTGCATCTGCTCTTGGTCCTGCGAAGTCTTGATCCACTGCGCGGAAACGGTGCCGTCCTCGCGGTATAGCGTGGACGTGCCCTTGACCATGAACCCCGGGGCCGCCGTCTTCACCATTTGGTGGTCAGGAGCCCAGCCCTGTCGTGCAGCCAAGACAGGGTCTACCTGATCCTGCGCCCGGACTACGCCAAACTTGCCGCACTTCCCGCAGAAAGAGCGGCCAGTGCCGTTCTTCTTCGCGCCATCCTCGCCACACCGGGGGCAGATCACTGGCCCTTCTCCACCGGCACAGGCTGAAAGGCAGCCTCGTTGATCTCAAGCAGCAAGTCGGTCGCACGCTGCGCCGCCGCCTGACTCTCAAACTGGCGGCTCACGACGTAGCCACCGGCCACGCGCTCTACGTTGACCGATGACATGCGATTCCTACTGAGTTATAGCCATTTTCGGCTAGATTTGGCTGCCCTCGCATAACGGGGGCGTTACCGTTTCACCACATGGGTGATCGGCCAAAACGCGAAAGCCCCGGCTGTCCAGGGCATGAGTCGCGCGCGATATTAGTACGGTATGCCCTTTTGCTCGTGACCGTCCATCACGATCTATGCGGCTTCACGTTTGAGCGCCCGCATGATCTCCCTGGTAGCAGCATGCCTGGAATCCACGATGGACGAATATAGCCAGTCGTAGACTTTCTCCCAGCACTTCCGGTAGGTAGCTTCAGTTACCCCAATGGCCTTGGCGATCTCCACATTGGTCGGCTTCTTGTCGGCCAACAGGTCGCCCAGCAACACCTCGCTCAGCGCATCCAGCCTGCTGTGCAGATTGTCCGGCCAGCAATTGAGCCCAGCAACGTAGGCCTTGCCCTCCAGCGTACTGAGGTGCCGCTTACAGGCCTCACTGCGATCCCGGTTCCGGTGAGCCAACAGCTTCGCCATCTCATGGCTGATTGCTGCCGTAGCTACCTCATCCTTCCTGCGCCGCCACTCAGCCGCAGCCATCGCATAGATCAGGCCGCATGCCTTGTCGATCTCGCGCTGCCCCACTGCTGGCAGGTACATCAACTCGATGACTGCCCGGCCAATCGTGGGAGATGCGAACCCGAGTCCCGCAGCAATGTCCTGGTCGGTCAGCTCCGGCACGCCGCCGCGCCCCGTGTCCAGCCGAATCGCCTTCGGCCCAAGCCGCGCCAAGATTTCCAGATCAGCCATTACACACCCCCTCGTTAGCGGCAGCGCCGCCGTTGATTCGCTTCATCGCCACAACCGCCACGCCGAGAGCTGCCCACGCATGGGAAGCAACGCCGTATGTCGGCCCCTTGTCCTTCTTCGTGCCCTTCGGCCCGACTCGCTTCTGCAAAGCAGCGTTGACGTGCTTGTCCTCGGCAGATCCAGGCAGCCCAAGTTCCTTTTTGACCTCCACGCGGCGCACCATATGCACCTCATCGGGGCAGGCCCACGCCTGCATGAACCGGCCAGCCCATACGCAGGTGTCGAAGGTCTCCTGCCCCACCGCCTTCCCATAGCTCACGATCTGCTCAATGGACAGGCAGTCGCTGCGGTCGTCGCGGACGATCTGCAGCAGCTCGCCGTTGTCCATGACGCCCGAGGTGATGACCGACCCGTCGTAGAGGACGTAGCCGGATTGGGTGGGGCCTGGATCGATTGCCAGTACCTTCATGCCGCCTTCCTCGCCTGCAGCAGCTCCATGCGGCGCTCGGACAGATCTTCCTCGATGACCTCGATGTGGGCCTTGTTGGTGTACGTGCCCACCAGCCATGAATCTGGCAGCCCCTTGGCATGGCGCGGGCAGTCCGCGTCATCCATGAAGATCCGCCCGTCAGTTCCGGCGTGAACCTCCCATGTCCCCTTGCGCGACAAGATGCGCAGCTTGATGGCCTCGGCCACTTCCTCGATTTCGTGCGTAAGGATGCTCATCCCCTCGGCGAGGCAAGGACGGCCTTTGCGGTGTTTCATGTGTGGTGCGCTCATTTCGCCCCCTTGATGTTTAGAAAGTTGTGGTCGAACCACCAGCGCTGGGTCCGCAAAGTTGCGCGGAAGGCGTAGAACAGCCATTCCTCAGAGCCGCGGGCGATACCGTGAGTGGTCCCGTTTGAGTCCATAACCGTGTGACAGGGGCCGCAAGAAAATCCTGCACAAAGGTCGTCTGGCTTCTGCGCGCCGCCCGCGTTGCCGCTGAATCGCCAGTGCGCCAACATGCAGCCGGCAGACTTGGCATCCGTGGCGTCTCCGCACACCCCCTCGACGTTCACCATGCAGTGCGCGTCGTGGTGGCCGGCGGACTGGCGCAGGTGCTTGGAGACGATGGCCATGGATCAGCGCCCGCCTTGGATCGCATGCAGCCGCGGAACCTGCACGCCCTCACCAATCACGGACGGGAGCCGGCCGATGTCGTCTGCCAGGCGGTGCGCGTCCAGCTCCGTCTTGACGGTCGCCACGTACTGACCAGCCACCATGCTCAGCGCCTTGGCTTTCTCCACGTCCGCGGGCTGGCAGTCCCTGTCGTTCAGCAGCTCCATCATCGCCACCAGGTGATCGCGAACGTCGCTCATCTTGTTCTTCATGCTGTGGTTTCCTCTCTCAGTCGGTTGTTGATCTTTCGGTTAAGTGCACCCTTGAGCTGCATCAACTTGTTCAGCTCTTCCGGGTAGCGGGTATGGCGTGAGTTGCGCCGCATCAGCTCACCGCGGCTAACCAGCTCGATGGCCTCTAGCGTTATTTCCTGCTCGACAATGGTTGCGCGGCCTGCCTTGAAGGTGACCGCATGGCCTGCCGGTACCGGCCCGTTCGCCGCCTCCCACACAAGCCGCGTCACGGCAATCCACTTGCGGCATCCCTTCAGCTGCGGATCGTCGGTGACCTTTCGCTGGAGCTGGCCGTCATTGATCCGAAGCGACCCCACGCGCTTGTAGAGTCGCGCCGCCTTTCCGCTCAGCTGGCCCGGCTTGAACCACGTTGCTTGGCAGTTGGGGTGATGCCCGGTCGTGCCTTTCTTGCCCTGATTCCACGTTGTGTGGCCCGGACGGAACACACCGGGCTTGCGCTGGTGGTATTCGTCCGACTTCTTCAGGCCCAGTACCACAGCCTTGTTTGAGATCGAGGATTCGGTGCGGCCGAACTGCGCGGCAAGGTCGCGGGTATGGGTGTCCGCGTACAGCCGCGCCAGCTTGTCCAGATCCTCTCGGGTCCAGTGTCCGGGGCGCATCACGCCACCGCCTTGTATTCGCTGTCGCAGAAATCAGCAGGGTTGAACCCCAACCCGCGCATCACGGCATCCGACCACCGCACCGGCTTGGCGCGCAGTCGCTGATCTTCGGGATGGTCTCCGATCTGCAAGCCGGTGGTGATCGCGTCTGCTGCTTGCGATTTCGTCAGCTTCAGGCTTGAGCCACCCAGCATGATGAAACCCGCTGCGCCCTCGCCCCGGTCGATAGCGGGCATCATCCGCCAGCCGAGCATCGTCCCGGCCAGCATGTGCCGCCAGTCGTCTTTGCTGAGGTGGTTGCCGTGCCATGCCACCTGTTCGGCCAGATCGCCACAAACAGCGTTGAGCATCTTCCGCTGCTTATCCGTCATGCCGGTAGAGCCCTGCAGCTCCCAATCACCTCGGCTGCTTGCTTGGATGTTCATGCGTCGCCCCCGGTCGGAGGATTATTCCGCGTAAGGAATGCAACCCCAGCAAGCACCATCGGGAGCGTAACCGGCCAGATGGCGCATAGAACGATGCACTGACAGATGCGGAAGCGGCGGCGTACGGCGTAGCAAGCAATGCAGTCTGCATACAGCATCGCCACGAAAACGACTGCGTAGACGATCATCCAGCTCATACCCCGCCCTCCGCCCTGGCGGCGTCGATGGCTGCGTCTGCGAACTCGCCAGTCAGCCACTCGGACTCGATGAACTCGTTACCCCGCCCCTCGATCCAAGCCGCAGGCTGCGGGCTTGCCTCGGCAGGATTTCGCAAGAATCGATACCGCTCCGCATCGGCAACCAATCCCTTTCCTTCGGCAACTGCAACCGATAGCTTGCGCTGGGCTTCGTCGCGCTCTTCTTTCATTTCCCAAAATTCAGAATTCTTGCGCTTACGGAATCCCTCCCACCTGTCCATGAATCGGCTAAGTTTCCCGTTCGCTTCGGCAAGCTCTGCCGTCAGGCGGTCGATATAGCGCAGGACTTCTTGCACGTCATCGGATTGAATCTGTGCGGCGACCCAGCCTCCTGCCATGCAGGCACGCTCCAGCCGCTTCACTGCGGCCAATTCACCCAGCTTGATCTCGTTCTCGCTCATGTCAGGCCTCCACGACTTTGAATTTGACCTTCTCCATCTTCCTGATGGACTTGGTGAGGCTCTCCAGTCGCGCGTCACGCATGGCCGCAGCTCGATCCAGTGCCGCATCCAGCGAGCGATGCCACTCTTTTCCCTCGCCATGGGCGAAGTTCATCGCCCTACTGTTCCCGTACCAAATGAACGTTCCGTCGCTTGCCTCGCCCGTCGCATGGATGATCCCGCTAGTCAGCGCATACTTCGTGATCCACGCTTCCGTTGCTTGCCTGCTCATCACCTCATCTCCCTATCCCGTTCGTTCCAGCCAGCCCGCCACTCTTGGCGCTGCTCGGCTGCTTCTGGTGTTATTCCGTAGCCGGGGCAACTGTTGATGCCCCGGCCTGCTTCTCGCGCCCAGCGGCCAAATTGGCGGGGGCTCAGAAGCTCACTACTCGATGACTCAGTGGATTCCCGCGCCATCCGATGAATCTCCGTTGCACCTTGTTGGCGATGAGCTTGTAGCGGAGGAAGTTCTCAACCGACTCCCGCTTCCACCCCACTGCCGCCGCGATCTCGTCCAGGCTGCAGCGCTCGTTGTGCAGCGTCCGGATTACGTCTGCCTTGCTCATCAGTGCGCCCTCCCGAGGAAGCTGGCGAGTTCCTGCGCCGCCTGCGCAGCGCGCTCTGGGCTCGCCTTGATCGGCTGCTTCGTCAGCGCCAGCTGCTCGCGTGGCGGCATCGCTTCCATGAAGTCAGCGGGCGACGGCCACTGCCGCCTGTTCTTGATCAGATTCGTGAAGGCCTTGCGGAAGCGCGGCGTGTCCAGCTGCTGGTCCCACACACGGTCGTCAGTAACCGCCCGGTGCCACCCCATCGCCGTCCCAGCAATCATGTCCGCTGCCGGGGTCCGATCCAGACTCAAGCAAAGCAGCTGGCTCAGGCCGTCCAGAATTTCGTCGTGAATCCAGTTGGTTTCCATGCTTCATGCCCTGCAGTTGTTGGATTGCGGATAGGGTCTTGCTGGGGGGTGATGCGGGTTGGGCGAACCTGCCCGGCGCTGGACCTGCCCGCTCGTTGGGCTTGAGCCAGTCGGCTTGCAGGCCCTGTGATCCCCTGGCGCACCAGACGGCGAGGAAAGCCTCAAACGTGATCCCAGCCTTGCGGGCTTCGTTGCGGGCCTGCTTCACCACGGTCTCGGTGACCGGGGCCTTCTTCGCCTTGCGCAGCGCCAGCCAATCGGCCCACGTCTGCGGGCTCACGTCATCGGGGCAAGGGAGCGCGTCAGCGCGTTGCTTCTTGGTTGCTTTACTTACGGTTCTTGATGGTTCTTGACGGTTAGTGTCCGCCTGCCGGACTTCGTCGTCCGGCTCCCGGACTTCGTTGTCCGCCAGACGGACTAGTTCGCCGTTAGATGAACTAGTACGTTTCCCGGACTGGTTGTCCTGTCGGACTAGTTTTTCTGCATCAAAGTTGGCCGGTGTCAGCACGTAGAAAGTGCGGTAACGGTCAGTTCGATCTGCCTTCACCAGCCCAACCGACTCCAGCCACTTGATGGCCTCGATGACTGCGGTGCGACCGAAACAGGTCCGCTCAGCAATCGTCGTCAGAGACGGCCAACACTCACCGTGGTCGTTCGCGTTGTCGGCAAGCGAGATCAGCACCGCCTTAGCCGTAGGCGGCATCTGGAGCTTCCAGCAGGCGGACATGATCTGAGTGGACATGCGTTAGGCCTTGATCGGTCGAGCGGCAACCGGAATCACACGGTCAGCGCGGGCTTTGTCCGAACCCTGCTTGAGCCAGCCAGGATTGAACGCACGCCACGGATGGGATTTCTTTGGACTCACGGCCACTTCACTCCCAGCTGGGCCGCAATCGGCGTAATGGCAGCCACCAGCTCAGTGAACTTGGCGATGGCCTCCGCGTGCTGGGCGCTCGGGCTCGTCATGTACTTTTCGATCAGGTAGTGGATCGGCGAGATATCGCCCGTCTCCTTCAGATACCGCTCCAGCTCATCGATGGTCATGCCGCGCGGCTTACCGCCGCTGTCGCCGCCTGCCAGCTTCTCGGTCAGCTTGGACGGGCTCAGGTCGAGCTTGCCCGCCACGGCAACCACGCCGCCGTTGCGCTGCACCTGGACCAGCAGCAGCTCGCGCAGGCTGCGAGACGTTTGGGTTAGACCGCCTTCGTATGTAATGTGTAGTGACCGCATTTCTGCCTCTCTGCGTTCTTGGGAATCCTTGGGAACACGTGTTCCCCTGAATTCCCCTCGTTGGTCCTGAAAATGGCCGCACACCAACGGAGTGCAGCCAGATGGATGAATCAGTCTTTGAAGCGATTACGGGAAACGTCACCGCGATCATTCGCGTGGATGGCGACGTGTACGCCCTGCGGCTTGTTGATGGACGGGCAGTTGTTCGACTGCTGCGGGCGAGGAGCTGACATGTCAGGCAGCCCGCTCATGGGTGTCCGTCTGCCGGTAGGATTGGCGGTGCGACCCAACCAACAAACCGGAGACGGACATGGAAGATTTGGAAACAAGGCTGTTGAAGCTGGAAGCAGAGAACGCTTGGCAGAACGAGCTGCTGCGGGCGTTAGTAGGGATGCTCCCGCCTCTCGACCAAGTGAGGGATGCGCCCTTGAAGGTAGCGATACAGGCGTTCAACCGCGCCTCTCAGGAGCTTCCGGAGCCAGTTGCTCAGGCTCGGAATGCAGCGATGGCTGCGCTGGACCCTTGGAAGATTCCGCGCCTTCGGGCCGAGCCAACCAGGCGTTGAACTCGGCCAGCCACGCGTCCTTATGGGCAGCCTCGGCCTTGGTTGGCTTGTCCAGCCAGGCCGAGATTCCACGAACCAGCAACCGGAGCCATACGCGTGGGTGGCGGGAATCCGTGATCGGCTCAAAAGGCGTGTACTCAGACCACCAGTCGTTACGCATCTCAGCTCCCCCTCTTGCGGGTGCGGCGGGCTGTCTCTTGGCCGAAGACGTCGGGGCGGAGAGCCCTCGCCTGCCACTGCCTTCCCTGTGGAAGCGGCTCGTTGTCAGGCCACTGCCCAACGGCCTGCTTGGATGTTCCAAAGAACTGCGCCAGCTCGGTGTCCTTCAGGAGTCCGAGGGCCGACTTCACCGCTTGTTTGGTCATGTCCATGGCCGAAGTAAATCATCATTTACCCGCAAGGTCAACCATGATTTACCGTGAATGGTCAATTATTCGCGACATGAAGGAATCCATTGGTGAACGGCTCAGGAAACTCAGGGGTTCAATGACCCAGCCTGAGTTCGCGAAGATCGCTGGCTCCAGCAAGCAGCACGTCTCGCGCATAGAAAAGGGGCTTATCAAAGAGCCTAGTCCCGCGTGGCTCGCAGCCTGGGCATCACACTTCAAGGTCCGCCTTGAATGGCTGACCACAGGGGAGGAGCCAAAGGAAGCAATTACGGCCTCACCCGTTCTAGACGATACGGACTGGGCCGACGTAACGGGCTACTCGCAGGCTGCAGGCCTTGGCTCTGGTCCCGAGGCTCAGGAATGGGCGGAAACGCACAAGCTCAAGTTCCGGCGTGACTCCTTATCCAGGAAGCGGCTAAGCCCCCAGCACCTGGCCGTCATGTATGGGTCTGGCGACAGCATGTGGCCGACGATCAAGGAAGGGGACGCCATCCTGTTCGACACCACCGACACTGTGCCGAAGAACAGGGGCGTCTATGTGGTTCTCATCCCCGGCGCGGGCGCTGAGGAGTACATGGTAAAGCGCGCCCTAGTCAGCAAGGGCGTCACCACCTTCGTTTCTGACAACCTAGACGGCGATCACGACTGGAAGGAGCCGAGGCCAATGGACGACGGAATCAAGGTGGTTGGCCGGGTCAGGTGGACTGGCGGGTGGCTGAAGTGATGGACCCGAAGACAAGGCGGCAGCATCTTCACGCGTCGGTGTCTGCGGCCACTATCTACGGGCTACTGGTGGGGCTTTGGATTGGGTTCCGAATGGGCCATGCAGGCTGGCTTGAAGGCATGGCTTTTGCGGGGCTCTTGATGTTCGCCCCTGTGGTCGTTATGTCCCGAATAGACGCCAAGTACCGCTATACGGACTGAACCCAGCCCCGCACGCGAGGCTTCCCCTTATGCGCAGGAGGCGACATGCCAGACCGCCACATATCCACCTCCACGGCTTTCCGTCGCCTGATTCTGCTTCTCAATGCAGGCTGGACGCCCTCCCTGCCCTCCGCAACCGATGGGATCATGCTGACCAAGCAGACCGGCTCAGGGCGCTCTATGTCGGCCATGGTGTTCGACAACGGGACCACCGTCATGGATGCGCCAGACGGTGGCGAAATCCGCATCCGCAGCTACGACGAGGACGACGAGCTGCTGGCATTCCTCAAGTAGTGGGTTCCTTCGGGCAACAAAAAACCCCGCCGGAGCGGGGTTTTTTGCAACTCGGATCAGAGCTTTGGAAGCGTTAGCGTCAGCTGGACGGTCCTATTTCCATAATGCTCTGCAACCTTGTCCCTGAGCTCCCTGATGGATTGGCACGTTTTCGCCATGCCGATAACCTCGTAGCATCGCGAAACCAACTGACGCGCACCAACGTTTTCGGTCAACTGGCGGTGCCAGTGAGCTCCCTGAGGCGGCTTGTTTTCTTTCAGGTACTTCGCCACATCCTTATCCAATGTGTCGTAGATGAGCTCGATGACCAGCTTCCCCCACCACTTCGGCCTACTGTGGAGCGCGCCCTTCCAACTAGTCAAGCGGCCAAACTCCTGCCAGAGCTCATCTGGAAAGGTTTTCTCCCAGTCCCTAAGTTCGTCTGCAATGAACGCACGAAGCTTCACTTGCAGAGCGTCCTCAGCTCGCTCGTACTGATAGCCCGTTGCCTCATCCACAAGAGCATCGAGTCCAAGCCGTACCAGTCCAGAGCTGATTACTGCGCACTTGATGGCGATCTCGCGTTGCCGATCTGTCAGAGGAGCACCTTCATACAAGGCTGCAACGTACCCACGCAAAATCAGCTCGTACACCTCCGTGCCAAGTCCACTGCCTTTGAACTGAGTTCCTGGGATTGAAAACTCTAAAAGTTCGGCCAGGACTAAGTCCTTGTCTATAAATGACTTTAGGGAAGAAACACCTATGAATTTGGCCAGGTCGCCGCTGTCGGCACCTGCGATTGATTTAACCACAGCCCGCAGGTGGATCACCCGCTTCCCATTGTTCAAGACATAACAATCGATTGGCTCACCGCCCAGATTGATTTGCCCCTGCCATTGCGCGGCAAGCGGCTCTACGACAGATGGCTCCTTGTTCCAGCGTGCTTTTGCTGCGGCCTTAGCAATCGCGCTGCGACGATCACTGCCAAGACTTTTTGCACGGGCGACTCCGCCCTTTGAACGCCCATCAATCTTCACATCACTGCTGCTGTCGTCCACGGTGCCGCTCCATGTAGATGCGAGGCTCCGATTATGCATATGCTTGCTAACATTGCAAGCATATGCATGCATAACGTAACCCTGAACGCCGCGTTAGGGGTTCAGGGAGGGCTGCGCTCGGATCGGTAAATCTTTGTTGACTGCATTGGTCAACGATGATTTACTACATCCATCGCCTCACCCCGAGGCCGAGGGATGCAGAGATGGCAAAGCAGCCAGCCAGGAACACCAAGGACAGCCGCATCTGCCGCGAGTGCAACGGCGCTGGCGAGCTGATCTTCAATGACAGCTGGTGCCGCGATCCGCAACAGGAATATGCGGTCAAGTGCGCCGAGTGCAGCGGAGACGGCTGGATTCGCACTGCTCCGATCGATCCGATCTGCCTGCTGGCAAAAGCCCGCAACGACTTCCGCAAGTTTGGCCGCTACCCGCATGTCGCCATGCGTTACGGATCGCTGCGCCAGACGGTCGTGTCGCCCGCACCCCTCCCTGATGACTTGTTCGCCATCGAACGCCGCCAACTGTTTGGAGAAGCGGCGTGATGGAGCACAAGGGATATCGGTTTGACCCTGATAGCGGGATTGTCTACGGGCTGCATGGACGCCCATTCACGTGTAAGCGAAATGGATACGTGCAGGTGAAGCGCCGCAATTTCCAGATGCAAGCGCACCTTCTTATTTGGGAGGCATTGCATGGACCAATCCCAAAAAGAATGCAGATAAACCACAAGAACGGCATCAAGTGGGACAACCGCATTGCCAATCTAGAAATGGTGACGCCGCAAGAGAACACGCTTCATGCGTATCGGATGGGGCTCCGCTCAGCAGTAGGCGAGGAGAACGGCAGGGCTCGCCTGACAAGAGATCAAGCGAAAGAGATCTACGAGAACACGCAAGACAACACCCAAGCGCTAGCGGACAGGTATGGCGTGGGCCGACGAACTATTCGCGACATAAAGGATGGCCTCACATGGACCTCAGTAACCAGGAGCAAAGCATGACCGCCAACAAGCACACGCCAGGCAATTGGTACACGCATCGCAGCGGCTTCTCCACTGTCTATGTGGAGGCCCGCATTGGCGGCGGGATGGTGCAGGAAATTGCTGCGTGCGGCCCAACTGAGGCAGGCGCAGAGCAACAGGAAGCCAACGCCCGCCTGATCGCCGCCGCGCCGGAGCTGCTGGAGGCGCTGGTGGAAATGACCGCGCTTGCGGCAGGGCCGACCGGCGGGGTTACCGTTCAACAGAAGCGCGACGTGGTATCCAAGGCCCGCGCCGCCATCGCCAAGGCAACCGGGGGTGCGGCATGAGCGGGGTCGATGTGCTGGCTGTAATCCGTCGCCATGCCGAGTCTCATCGTGCGCTTGCTGACACTGATGCTTACAGCGCACAGGAAGCGCCGAAGCTCGAAGCAACCTGCGCAGCCGTCACCGAGCTGATTGATGCCTTGGGGCCGATAGAGGGGCTTTTCACGCTCCGCGAAAGCGGCGTCATTGGAAGCGACGAGATCGTTTTCTTGAGCGGCAAATCAGTCAACAGGATGCGGGCCGCCCTTTCCCGCGTGCGAGGTTCCGCATGAAACCGCACCCGACCGAAACGCCGCGCTACTCGGAATGGATGACAGCCGGGTGGGTAATTGTCGCAGCAGCAATCGTTCTCTACGCGCCGCTGCGTCTTCTTCAACTTGCTGGGGGCTTGTGATGGACGACAAGGAATTCTTTGCAGCAATGCAACAAGGGCTGCCGCCGATCAAGGCACCTGACCCGCTGCAAGAACTGGAAGCCAACGAAGGCATCTGCGCACAGGAGAGTGATCGTGATTAAGCCTCAGCCCTATCGCTGGACGTTCGGAACGCTGGTACTGATCGCCCTGGCAGCAGTTGCCGGTTACCTGCGACTCCCCTCCTTCGCAGTCACGCTCGCACTGATCGCGGTGATTGCAATCCTTCTCACCTACGACGAGTGGACGGTCTACCTCAGGCAGCGAGCGGCTAAGCCCAAGCACGAGCCGCCGACCACCATCCCCGACTTCCCGGCGCAGACGAAGCGCCCTGTTCGATAACCCCTAGCCCACCAAGGGGTGGCGCTAATAACCCCTTGGAAGCTGCCACCCGAAGGACTCCGCCCGTGTCGATGTACTGCGCCTATCCATGAGGCGGACGGCAGCGGTTGCCACGGGTCCACCGCAAAACGACGCGGCACGACGGGCGCGGCAGATGGCAGGCCGGAAAGACGGTCCGAGTTTCCCCTTTACCTGGAGCAGGACATGAGCAACGACAACAATGTAGTGGCCTTCCAGCCAGCCGTAGACAACTACGGATCACGCTCCCTGACAGCTGCCGATGTGCGCGCTCAGGTGAACCTGATGCAGGACGTGATGCTGGAGGTGATGAAGGACGGCACCCACTTCGGCGTCATCCCCGGCACGAAGCAAAAGAGTCTGTACAAGGCTGGCGCTGAAAAGATCATGAGCACCTTCCGTCTGGCCGCAGACCCGGAAGTAACCGACCTTGGCCGAGACGGCGAGATTCACTATCGCGTCAAGGTGTCGATTCGCTCGGCATCCGGCCAATTCCTGGGCGCGGGCATCGGCGAGTGCAGCAGCAGCGAGGAGAAGTACGCATGGCGCGCAGCGTTGTGTGATGAAGAGTTCGACGCAACGCCGGAGAACCGCCGCCGCATCAAGTTCGCCAAGTGGAATGGCCGCGTCGAGCAGAAAAAGCAGGTCCGAACCAACCCGGCAGACGTTTCCAACACCATCCTCAAAATGGCGAAGAAGCGCGGCCTGACCGATGGCGTTCTGACCGTCACTGCGGCATCCGACCTGTTCACGCAGGACATTGAAGACCTGCCGGATGAGGTTGTGGCTGAGATTGTGGGACGCGCTCCGCCGAAGTCGGTGCAGGCGGCAGTGCAGCAGGCTACTCCCGCAGACAGCCCCGAGCGTGATGCCGCCCTCGCCTACTTCCGCGCCGAAGCGCAGAACGGCGTCGCCCACTTCCGCGAAGTGTGGAAGAACGCCCCGGCACAGCGCGAGCTGGTCAAGGACCGCGTGCAGGAGTTCAAGGAGATTGCAGAGAAGGCCGACGCTGTGGAGGTGACCCAATGATTCAGGGATCAACCGAATGGCTGGCCGCACGCGCTGGCAAGTTCACAGCCTCCCGTTTCGCTGACCTGATGGCGACCACGAAGTCAGGCCCGTCCGCCAGCCGCCAGAACCTGATTGTCGCGGTGGCCCTGGAGCGACTGACAGGCGAGCCGGAGCAAACCTTCCAGAACGAAGCCATGAAGCGCGGCACAGAGCTGGAGCCGCTGGCACGCGGGGCTTACGAGGCAAAGACGGGCGAGTTGGTGGAACTGGCAGCGTTCGTCACTGATCCGGGCTGGCCGTCCGTAGGCATCTCACCTGATGGCCTGCTGGGTGACGACGGGCTGGTGGAGTTCAAGTGCCCCGCTTCGCAGGCCAAGCACCTCGCCGCTCTCCGCGACGGAGCGCACGCAAGGGAGTACCGCTGGCAGGTTCAGGGGCAGATGTGGATCACCCGTCGCCAGTGGTGCGACGTGGTGAGCTTCGACCCCCGTTTCCCCGATGGCCTGCAGCTCGCAATCACCCGCGTGGAGCGGGACGAGAAGGCTATCGACCAACTCAAACAGGCAGTGACGGCAGCAGACGCAGAAGTAGCAGCCATCGTCCAGGACATGAAGAACATGAGGAGCGCAGCGTAATGGCACAGGTAATCAAACGTTTCAATATCGCAGCCGGCAAGGCCTACACGACCCGCAACGGCGAAGACAAAAAGCAGTGGGTGAATCTTGGCCGTGCGACCCAATGGGATGACGGCGGCATCAGCCTGGAATTCAACGCGTTCCCGGCTGGCAACTGGTGGGACGGGAAAGCCAGTCTTTTTGAGCAGGACGAGAGCCGCGAACAAGGCGGGCAGAGCCAGCAGCAGCGCCCAGCGCGGCAGCAGCAGTCAGCCCCGAGCGCCCAGCAGACCGCCGCTGACCTCGACGACTCGATTCCCTTCTGATCTACGGGGCGGAATGCGCAGGCTGAGGCGCGATAGTGGGACACCTCTGCGACGGCTCAGGCCCGAATTAATTGCGGAACACCCCTGCTAGCGGATGGGTAGCCATCAAACAAGAACCGAAAGCCGGAGATCAGCACCGGCCCGCCCCACCCTTTAGGAGAAAGACATGAGCAACGGATTTTCAGCAGCAGACATGAGCACGGCAGCGGCGAATGGGCATGCCGAGGGCTATCAGGCAGGGTACGCGGATGCGGTGAAGGCGGTTGAGGCTGGCAGTTCGCCGGAGGCGGATGCTCGCACTCAGATCCGGAACGCTATCTTCAATGGCGTTGCGCGTACCTGCGATGAGGTCGCGCCTGGAATCATTCTTTCAGTCGCAGCGCAGGAGGCGGCAGGATGGCAGGTATTCAATAGCGTTCTAGGCTCATGGCAGGATGCAAGCAAATCTCAGTACGAAGGACGAAAGGCCCACTATCCGGATGAGGCGCGGGAACTGTTCGCCGCCCCCGTCGCCGCAGCGCCGGTTAAATGTAACGTCGAGGGTACGTGGCTTTGGTCAAAGCTGATGGACTGGTGCAAGAGTCAGCGTATCGCCCCTGCCTCGCAAGGTGGTTTGTTTGCTATCGCCAGCGAGGCCCATGCTCTTAACGCAAGCACCCCCGCAGCACCGGGGATCGACCTGCACGCGGCCTGCACGGAAGCGGTGTATGCGTTGGCACGGAAACTGTTGTGGATCGCCTACGTGTGGAATGACCACAACTTTGACCACCCGTATAAGATCGCTCGTGCACTAGCGCAGGAGTTCGGCATCGAATCGTTCGACCAGGCCAACGCGTGGCTGGATGAGCAAGCCAAGCTGATCGACGCCAGCCCCAAGGGCGACGACTGCGAAACCTGCAATGGGCGCGGCATCTTCGACACCAACGGCAATGGTCCATGGGACTGCTATGCGTGCGGGAATAAGGGCAACCCCAAGGGGGCCGCTCCCGAATTCCAGGTGCCCGCCGGCTGGGCGCTGGTGCCGGATCGCATGCAGCTGACGCCGGAGAACATGGAGCTTCTGGCGGATACGCTTCGCGGCGCGGACGAGGACGAGCCGTGGTGCGGTGGCGTGCTGTGGATCGGCCAGACCACGGGCGACGACGGCGAACCGACGTATTACGGCCTCAACGTCGGCAACGTCGAGTGCTTGGAAGAAGGCAGCATCAACATTGTGGAGTTCGCGCCGTTGCCGCAGGACAGCCTCAAGGGCGACAGCGATGCGCCCAAGTACACCACCGGTCATTGTGAGAACCACAAGAAGCCGGGCGGATGTCCGATGCACAACCTGCAATGCGGCTATCCGCAATGCGACAGAAGGCAGGCCACCAGCGCCGAGGTGGGGGCGTGAGCCGCCTGTACTGCGGTCGGCCCGAGTGCGGCGTATACCTTGGCTCGCTCGGAAGCGATCACTGCGACATGTGCGGATGGTCGGAGCCTGACAACTGGCAGGATGAGGCTGACGACGATGAGTAGCCCTACAGCCACGGCGCGGGGGTGTCGGATGAGTAACCAACTCAGCCTCGCAGATAAGGCGGCCAAGGCATTGGCGGCCACGGAAGCGATTGATGCGGACGTGGATGTTGAAACTCCCGAGCGTCACATCATTTGGGCGTTGAAGCGACAAGCACAGGGCCAACTTGCAGACGCATTCGACCGGGCATCAATGCTCGCATTGCTGGCGCAAGACGTGCGAGACAAGTTCAAGGAGGTGCCCCGTGGATGACCAGCAGCGCGCCAGGGAGTTGCTGGCGCAGGAATGGCGAAAGCTCAGCGAGGATGCACCAGCCGACATGCTGGTAGCTGGCTGCGAGCTGCCACCGCTTGTCGCTGCATCAATCGCCGCCATCACCGCCGCCCTGCGCGCCGCGCTGGAGGCAAGGCCGCTGGACGAATGGCACGAGGATTACGGCCCGGCAGTGTGGTGGTCGTTGGATTCTGAGACGAGGGAATGGCTTGGCGAGCCAGCGTGGATTGGTAGCCCTGACGATAGTGACTGGCCCGGTTATCACACGCACTGGACGCCACACCCGGCGATGCCAGCCGCCCGCCCGCAGGGGGTGAAGGGATGAACCTAGAAGTTGGAGAGGTGTTCTTTGAGGTGTTGTCGGGCCCGAGCGGACCCAGCCTGCATATCGCAGACGAATCAGGCCTGCATAGGCTGGCTGGCCCCAAGTCAACCGGCCACACGATCTACCAGTTCCGCGTCAATGCCGCCGAGTTGCGCCGCGTACTTGATGCTTACGAGAAGCAGGACGCGGACAGCCCGCAGGAGGCGAGCGATGCGTGAGCTTGAACTCAAGGCTCGCGCCGTTGAGGACGCCGTGTTCCAGTGCCTACTCAACTCCAGTCGCCAGCCTGACCGCGAGGGCTACTGGCGGAGACAGGCTGACCTGCTGGAGAGGAAGTTCAGTGGGGAGCACGGTCGCCACTACAGCTATTTCACTGGCCGAGAACAGGCACTAGAAGCACTGAAAGGACGGGAAGATGAGCGAGAACCTGCTGCTTAAAGAGGCGGCACTCCACCTCAGGATGCACCCCGTGACGCTTACCCGGCTCATGGGCAAGAAGAACCACCCGCCAGGACGTAAGGTGGGCGGACGCTGGAAGTTCAACAAACAAGCGCTCGACGCGTATCTGGCTGGCGAAAAATGGCAAGAAGTCCCTACACCCTCGTTGCCCGAGGTAAAAAAGGCACCCTCTACATCCGTTACACCGACCCCAACGGTGAGCGCGTATTTAGAAGCACTGGGACTTCCGACCGCGCCCTCGCCGTCGAGTGGGCGTCGAAGCTCCACGCGGAAACGTACCGGGTAAACCGGCTGGGAGAGAAGCCTCGGCGCACATGGCCCGAGGCGGTCACCCGCTGGCTATCGGGCAGCCAAGGCAAGCGTAGCCTGAGCAAGGATCTCCACAACCTCCGCTGGCTGGACCCACACCTGAGGCACTTGGCGCTGGACGACATAACGTCGGACGTCATCGCTGACCTATTGGCCGCCCGCATGGCCGAGCCAAAGGTGAAGAAGAACCGACGTGCGGACGATACCCGCACCACGTCTCGCTCGACCGCCGAGAAGATGCTGGCCCTAGTCCGGTCGATCCTGCGCGCGGCCCATTCGTGGGAGTGGATCGACCGCGTTCCGGCCATCCAGCTGCAGGAGAACGGGAAGCCGAAGGAAGACTACCGATGGCTGACTCGCCCCGAGGCAGAGCGCCTGTATGACGAGCTGGCCGACCACCTCCGCGCACCCTACCTGTTCGCGCTGGCAACGGGCTGGCGTGAGCAGAACGTCTTGCGGCTGGAGTGGTCGCGGGTAGACGTCGCGCGCCGTGTGGCTTGGATTCCTGCCCCTCACGCGAAGGGGAAGCGGGCCATCGGCGCTCCGCTCAACGATCAGGCCATGAAGGTTCTGGAGATGCAGAAGGGGAAGAACAAGGATTGGGTGTTCCCGAACGAGGAGGGCCAGCCGTACACGCGCGGCAACAACCACGGGTTCAAAGCTGCGCAGCGCCGGGCGAAGATCCAGCCGTTGCGGTGGCACGACCTTCGGCACACCTGGGCGAGCTGGCACGTCATGGCTGGGACCAGCCTGCGTGCGCTGATGGAGCTGGGAGGCTGGCGCTCGTACCAGTCGGTACTGCGGTACTCGCACTTGTCACCGGAGCATCTGGCTCTTGATGCGGCCCGACTTCCAACTTTGGGAAGTGGTGCAAAAACGGTGCAAGCCCTGAAATAA